GCACCTGTTGAAATACCACCTATTGTAGTTCCTGCTGCTCCAACTTGTTGTTGTGCTGCAGTTACGAATGGTTGAAAAGATCCAATGCCTGCTTGTGCTAATTGTTGTGCTTGTGTTTGTAATGCGTCTCGAGCTGCTACTTGTGGTGCAAGTCCTGCTAAACTTTGTTGTCTTGTTGTAAATGCTCTAGCTGCATCTTGCCTTGCTTTAAAACCTTCTGCAGTTTCTCCTGGTTGCTGTGATATGCCTGCAATACCAGTTGTAACAATTGGAACACCTGTTTGTGCCGTGATCTGTGTTGCTAGATCTTTACCTAAATCTTCTACAAACTGTGCGGGTAATGTTCTTTGTTGCTCTATTGCCATTATAATACTTCCTCTAATCTTTGTGATGTTTGAAACATACGTCTAGCGCCTTGTAAGCCTTGCGATTCCTCAGATACGTCACCTCCGGCCTCGAGATTCTTCATCATGTTATACATAACTTCTGCCCCTTTGTCTACATCTCCGTCACCTGCATTTCTAACTGCGTCAGCTGTAAAAACAAATTCATTCTTTGATAACCTTGCAGGCACATCATCCGCTTTTTCCATACGTCCAATAGGTACAAATCCACCCTCTTCTCTATAATCTTTTTCCATGCCATCCATATCTAGTAAAGGCATTACCTTTTTAGCCACTGGTTCTTTAGAGCCTTTTTGATAACCTATTCTACCACCTTCAGCAGCCATGGCTGTGTCATAGAAATCAAACTGACTACCACCAAATCTAGGTGCTAAATAATCAAAAGGTCTTCTTCTAATTGCAGCAATATCTATTTTAGGTCCTCTATCTGTTTCTCCTAGTTCCTCTTCTTGTTCTTTAGTCATTAAACCAGCTAATCCTGATGCACCAACTATTGTTAAGAATGGATTGTCTTTTGCAAATTGTAAAACTTTACTATCTCCTATGTTTCTTACGCTATCTGCTAGTGAACTAAATAAACTTGTTTTTTCTGGTGTCATAGTGCTTGCTAATATTTGATCTCCTGCAACCCTTGCTTGACCTGCTATACTTGATGGATCTAAAGCTCGTGATCCAGACAATCTAGCTGCACTAAATGCTTGTCTATCTATACCAGGTACTCGACCTGCTGATGCTCTATTTGCAGCAAACGCTTGTCTGTCTACTCCTGGTTTTGCTCCTCCTGGAGGTAGTGCTTTTGCAGCTGCACCACTTAACGCTGCTGACAATGCAATATCTTTAAAATCTAAATCTTCACCTGATGCAAGTTGCGTGATACCTGTTGTTGCACCAGATATTAAAGCTGCTTGTTGTGCTGCTGATAAACTTGCCATGTAAGGAGCCATTGCTGGTCCAAGAGCATAAGGTGCTGCAACCGCTAATAGTAATCTACCTGTTGGACTCTTTGCAACTTTCTTAACTGCTCTAGTTGCTTTTTTTACAACTTTTTTAATTGGTCTTGTAATTTTTCTAACAATACTTCCTAAGCCATAAGCTTGTCTTGCTTCATCAGTGTCTTCTAAGAATCCACCGTCCGCCATAAATCTATATGCTATTCTATTTAAATCTAACGCTCCAATACCTTGTTGTGGTGTCATTGGATTCATTGCACTTGCTGCAAATCCTAATGGTCCTAGTACATTAGGACCACCTTTGTTTTCTTCATCTTCTTCATCAACAAAGTCAGGGCCAAATCTACCAAGAAAATCTCTTGCTCTTTCTGTAAGAGTAGGACTTATTGATCGTCTTAATCCAAATCTCATTCTATCAATCGCTCTTCTGTTATCTATACCTCTATCTACTGCTCTACCCTCTGGAGATGTATATTGATTTCCTATTCTATTTTCTCTGTTAGTATCTCCCGAAGTATCTTGACCACTAGCTGGTCCCTCTCCTGGATCTCCTGCTGGCCCTGCATCTGCAGTTCCTGGTGCACCTGCTGCTGCAGCTGCATCACCACGGTATCCTTGTCTGATGCCACCAAACCCTGGTTTGACTAGCATACCGCCGTCTTGTAACATCTGTTTTGCTTGTTGTGATCTTGTTATGGCCATTTGTCTATTCTATTTTGTTTCTCCAAATAAATCAAGGCTAGGCATTATAACTCTGACATCTTTTCTTATCTCAGATTCGGATACACCTTTTGCTTTCCACTCAGTATCATTCTTATATTTTTCGCCTGTTTTGATATTGGTTATTGTTGTTATAATTTCTTTTGGTTCTATGACCGGTAAGTCTTTCATTATGCTGTTACCTCTCTTGGCTGTATTTCTAATATAGAAGCTATGACGTGCAGCTCGTTCGCGTCAGAAGCTTGTACCTTTAGTATCTCACTTTCTTCCATTACAAGTGGGTTAGTTAAAAGTTCTGTTGTAGTAATTGTTGCTATAGTTTTCGTTTTAAACAGATTAAATATGTTACCACTAGAATCTACTAAAGTAACATCTATATTGCAGCCAGATCCTGCATCATTAGAAACTAATAATGATTTTACAACTGTGGTTGTTGCGCTTGGCACTGTATACAATGTTGTGAGATCAGTTGTAGTTAAATCTACTTTTTTATTTAAAAATCTATTAGCCATTAATTTAAAAAGAAGTTAAATGCTTCCACCTCCTCTTTTAGTTCTTCTTGAAATGTAGTATTTAATTTTTCAACTATTGCATCAAGATCTCTAACCTGTGCTTCTGCTGTAAACAGATCATATTGTTTTGCTGGTCTTGTTAATACCTGTACTATTTTTGCCATTATCTACGTCCATCTGGTTGTATGTCTAATCTAAATGTTCCTAATCTCCAACTTTGATTAGCCGCTGTATTAGAAATTTTTAGAGATATTGCTCTAGCTCTAGCACGAGTATCTACTTTTTTTGTGCTTGATGTAATATCAAATGGTCCCAAAGAAGAACTAGTTTGTGAATCATTTGGAAAATCTCTTAAATTTAAAGTTACTCTAGTAGATCCTATTTGAGATATAAAGTCTGGTATGAATCTTCTAATCTTCATTATAAACTCACCATCACCTCTAAGATCAGCTGTTCCTGTTGTAGCTCCTCTAGCCATTCTTTGAGTGATGTCATAGTCTCCAGATTCTATACTAGATAATATTGCAGTGGTGTTTGAACCTTTAACTTGATCTGTCCCTGTTTCGTGTTCATAGTATATTGTTGTGCCTTCCGTGTTTCCTACCACATCAAAAGAAGAATCTACATCTGCGTTATATTCTGTTGCATGTGGTTTACCAAAAACTGCAGAATCTCTCCACATAGTTCTAGCTAATGTACCAACGGTCCATACAGGTCTTTGTGGTGAGGAATCAAAATAATTATATGTAACTTGTTTATTAACAACAGATGACGTTGATGTTGGATAAAACCAAGTTATTTCTCCAAATAAATTATTTAAACCAGCAGATACCATTTGGTTACCTGATTCTAAATTTATATCATCATAAACAAAATCTTCCACTAAACATAACAAAGATTCCAACTTACCTGCATATCTAAAAAAACCATTCTCTGACATCCAATAGGCAGAACCATCTACTTCAACACATGCATTCTGTCCAACCAGTCCACAGTTAGTTCCAACTTGAGAAAATGCAAATGTAAATGGTTGACCAACAAAACGCTGTGTAAATAAAGCTGTGTCAGTCCAAACATAAATTGCATCTCTACCTCTGATAGCTCCTCTAACTTGTGACCCATCAGCTAATCTTTGTGTACCCGCTGTATTCGTTGCTGTTGGTGTATATGTATTTATATCCTCTTGGTCAGAGAATCTAATAAACATATCGTCTTGTGTAGACGTATCTCCAATAGTTGTTTCTGTTCCATAAAATACTAAGTGACGATCCGGTGTTGATACAACCATGTGTCTTGATGCTGTTGGGGCACCAGTTATGATTGCAGCTCTTGTTGACTCTGCATTTGATAAACTAGAGTCCCAAGAAAAACACGCGCTATCGTGAATCAAACAAATCGCTTTGTCACCAAAATTATCAATAGACCACATACCAGGCTCTAATACTAAGTCACCTGATGCAGCTTCACCCCAGGCAACAAAATCTGTAGTGTTAGTAACAGTGTCTCCACCACTATGTGATGCAGGTGATGTTCCTCTTACTTCTCTTGTTACACCTGTAAGTTCGTTACCAGATATACCTGTGTAAGATATTTCTTCAGTTCCTATTTTTATAATGTTAGTACCAGTGCTTGGAAACAATGATACATCGGCTAATATAATACCTGTTGTTTGACTGCTATTAATCCCTGCAGACAAAACTGTAGTTACAGGTGATGCTACTTCTCCACCCCATGATCCAAGAGACCAACCAAAACCTTTTGCTTGCACAGCTGGTCCTACAGGATAATAGTGTTGAACTCTAATACCACCAGATGTTGTTGCTCCAGATCCTGTTTCATTTGATGGCATTGTAATTGTTAAAGTGGTGGCCGTTGGAGCTGTTGTTACCATAAATTTTTTATCATCAAAATCAGATGCACCAAAATTAGAGTTAGTGATGGTGCTAAAACTATCTAATAAAATAATATCTTGTGGATTAATACCATGAGGACCACTAAAAGTTATTGTAACAGTTGATGATCCATTAGTCGTGGTAAACGCACTTGTAAGGGTATTTGTAGATTTGATAGGGTGGATGTCATAGAATACACCACCAGAAAATGCATATAAAATTCTGTTTGTTCCAATGATTGCATATTTTCTAGATCCACTATTTACAAAATGATGAAGACCTCTACCTGCACCTGTTAAAGAGCTCTCTCCTAATTGTCTCCAGCCACCTATTTTCTCTGGTATACCATACCTAAATCTTACGTTATCACAATCTATCCACTGTGACTCTGCTCCAGTAGCTGAAATTTGTTTATTGATGCCTGGTTGAAAACCTATTTTTTGTAGCATATTTACACCTTTTTTGTAGACTTATACCACATTATTCTAAATTTCAATATATTACTGAATCGGCTTTTTATTAGGGTTTAGGTATATATTACCAGATATTGTAATCCTATAATCATCACTACTGTAAAAAGGATTAACAGAGTGCCTTAATCTTGATGGAAAAAACATGATATGTCCTTCATCCTCTTTAGTAAGACCACAGTATATTGTTTCTATATGTCCTAAATAACCTGTGCGATGAAAAGCAAGACATGAAGCAGTGTTTGTATTTGATTTTGACCCTGGAGAATTTTTTAATTCTTCATCTAAATCATATGGAATTTTTACAATTATGTTCCAACTATATAAACCATCATGATAGTGAACAGGGTTAAACTCATTTTTTTTCATGTAGTTAACCCATAAATTATTAACTTGAAATAATCTATCTTCAGTCAATACACACATCTCTGACATGTAATTATCATACATAGGGTTTGTGGTTAATTTTAAAAGATAACCATGTAGATCTTCTTTTAACAAACTCATTATATCATATTCTTCTTTTATGTTACCAGCTAGAGCATGATTGTATTTTCTATAGTCTTTATTATTAATACTATCTTTTAGATAATTAAAAATATCCTCTGGCATTTTTTCACAATAAACACCTATTGTCTGCCAGAATGGATCACGTATACTTAATATTTTTGATTGTCTATCCATTTTTAACATAGCTTGGTAAACCCAAAGCTACTCTTCCATCATACTTATTATTGCTTTCATCATCCTCTCTGTTGTAGTGTAAGAATACTTGACCACAACACTTACCCTCAAATTTTTCTCTCCAATGTTCTAAATCACATCCAGAATATATTAACATATCCCCTGGGTTCAAACGTATTTTTATATCAGGTTGTAAAAATATAGGCCAAGGATCACCTCCTAAATTTAAGGTTCCAGACACTTCACAACTTTTTCTATCTTTATGTCTAACTAATTCATCACCTGTTTTATAAAGTCTTGAGTAGGAATAAGTTTCAACTAATTTTAATTCTGTTTGAGCTTCAACAATATTTTTTAAAAAAGATAATAAAGTATCCATAGTTGCATCTCCATAAATAGCAAAAGTATCTGGAATTTGATAATCACCAAACGATCCAAATGAAAAGTCATAAGGCGATATAATATTTCTTTTAATTAATATTTCTGTAGCTGCTTTTCTATTTTTTAAATATGCATATAAAAATTCACATAACTCTACGTGCATTACATTTCTCAATACACAATATTTTTTTTCTTTATAACTCATTTAAATTTTTCTCCTAACGTCCAAGTAACTAATGAATACCTTTCTCCTTTAGTAACTGGTTTAACTCTATGAAAAACATAAGATGGAAAGACTATCATGTTTCCTTTTTTAAAGAGTTCCGTACAAGTGTGTGTAACATACTTTCCTTCATTAATCCAACAAAACTCCAGTTCACCACCTTCGTATTCTTCTTTATCAGATAAAATAATAATAGAACTCATTTTTCTATATTTACCATTCAAAGCTGGATTAGGATTATTTTCATAAGGCTCTGTAAAAGAATCTTGATGCCATCCATAAAAAGAATTATCTGATGTGTAGTGTGTAAACTGTGAAGACTCTACTTCAGTTAATGAAAAATTCCAACCACCATTTCTATTTGCATCAAATACAAATGGACAAATTATATTGTTAATCCAATATTCATTTAAAAAACAAACTTTTGATTTTCTTGTTTTATATAATTCATCTTTATGATCTTTCCATCTCTCATCATTTTTACCAACTATACCATCTTCCAACTTTTGTTCTTTACCATAACGTAAAAGATCGTCTATAAATTTTGCAGGCAAATTATTAAAAAACCAATATCTGTGTTTATCAATCATATCTAACGTTCCCGGATAATATTATCCTTTTTTCATCTTTATTAGGAATTAAACCATGAGGCAAGAAAGAATTAAACAAAATAATTCTACCTTGCAAGGGTTTTATTTTAAAAGGGGTGTGTCCTTTGTAACATGTGAAGGGATATCCCAAAGGATAGAAAAGAGTCTCTGAGGATTTTTCTGAACAATCTATGTATAAGATAAAACTATATTCATTGTCGTTAGTTCCATGAGTATGTATATCATGGAATTCATCATTGTTATATTTTTGTATCCAAAATTTTGTTAGTTGATATTGCTTGTAATTATTTACTCTAGCCATTTCTTCAAAAAACATTTCATATTTTTTAATTATACTTATAGTTTTTTCATCGTTAAAATCTTCAAAATAATTAGTGTGCATTATATCATTTTTTCTTTTAGATAACTTAATTGATTTTATGTAATCGACATCATCTTGGTTTAGTTTTTTTTCACCTACAAGAATATGTTGTTTATAAATTATTAACTTCATATTAAATTTTTTTTAATCTCTTTTAAAATATGTTTTTTATAATTAAATTTTTTAAAAAATTTATAAAAATAATCTAAACTTTTAAATTTAGGTATTCTATTTACTTTTATATTC